CAATCTCAACTGTCTCGGTACCTTTCCAATTGGGTAGTTGTTTTATATGAATAGCATCTTCTTCTTGTAAGATAAATTCATGACTGTTCGATAAATTAATATTGAAATGCGTAATTGATTGATGCTGTTGTTCATCAATGACATAGCGCGTTAACTCTGCCCCTAAACTAAACGCTCTGTCCGTAAGCCCACCGGCAAGTGCAATCATATCTTTGGCGCTGGCATTGCGTGCTAAAGGATACTGACCGGGAAAGCGGACGTTGCCATTCACATAAACTAACTGTCGACGCTGATCGATACTTGCCTGCACACTTAAGCTATCAATAACTTCTTGAAGTATTTCTATGCGGTCGGTGCTGTAATCAAAAATAATAATTCGATCACGAGCATTTAAGAGAGGATCATCCTCACCCTGTGGTGACAAAAACGCGGCACTGGGATTTACAATTTCAACTTCAATTTGACGCGCTGGATCACGCTCTCTGACTATTAGCGCTACGTTGATATCGGCATTAGGCAATAAGGCATTGGCATTATGAATAACATCAGTAAAGTGTAAGCCTGGCTTCCATGCTGAACCGCCGGGGCGTTTTACATGGCCTTCTATTTCAACAGTATTTTCTACTGTGTCGAGCACAGAAAAAACCTGCAATGTATCGGCATCTTTTATAGTTAGTCTTTTTCCATGCTGTGTTTTGAGATTAACATCGACTAATGTACGCTCGCCATTATCATTAATTCTCTCGATACGAGATGCCTGCGGATAGGCTGTTCCTAAAAAACCACCGGCTAATGAAACAACTTGTGCCGCGGTAGTTTCTTTATTTAACTCATAAATAGCTGGCCTACGAACTTCACCGCTTACGCCTACCGTTTTGCCAACAGGAGGAATAAAAATAACATCACCGGGCAATAGCCTTGCATCATTAGAGGTATCACCTTTTAACAACAAGCTATATAAATCTAAGGTAGTAATTAATTGTCCGCCGCGCTTAAGCTGAATATTACGCAACGAGCCCATACGCGATATGCCGCCACTGGCAAATAATGCATTCGTCATTGTTGATAGCGAGTTAACGGTATAGGAGCCAGGCAGCGTTGCTTCACCCAATATAAAAATACGAATGGAGCGTAACGCCCCCATAGTGACCGACGCTTTTACTCCCATCATCTGCTCGTCAATCGTATTCATAATTAAGCTTTTAACATCGGCAAAACTTAACCCTGCAACCACAATGGGCCCAAGCTTAGGAAACTGAATTTCACCTTCACGATTAATAGTTAATGCATGGCTTAAATTTTCTTTACCGTAGAATTGAACAATAATATTATCACCGGGGCCCATAACGTATTCTGAGGGTATGGGAATATCGATGGCAGGCATAAAGCTGGTGGGGGCATTTTCAAATAATGCATAGCCAAAGGCTTCAAGCGGCTCTGGTTCTTGTTCATCTAATTCAAGCAGCGGATCAATTTCGATAGCTTCGCCTTGCAGTTCAGTATCAATATCACTGATTGGCTTGCGGTTGTTGTTTATGGACTGTTTATTAATATTAGGCTGTGGGTAGTTGCTATTGCTTAGTGCACCTAGATCAACGCCGTATTGTTTCGCGAGCGCTTGCTGCTGAGAGGCGGGCAATTGTTTGAATTTTTCAATTTGAGCCGCACTGGGTGTTTGTGCAAAGTTGGCACTGCTTTGAATAAGCAGTACTAAAGAAATTATAAGACCAATCAAGTGTTTTACATGCATTGATTTAGAACCACATCTATCCATAGTTAATATTAATTCGCTTGAGGGGTTTGGCGGTTGGTGACGTTAAGCGAAAGTTAAGGGGTTATCGGTTGATTTTGGTGCGGGATGTAGACCATGAGAACGGTTGTCCGTTCATTAAGTCATCGGCTTTGGTGGGGAGTTGGGGGGTTGATTTTACATTTCGGGATTTTTAGCTTATTTTTTAAGTTTTAAATTCAAGGTCGTCGGGGGGTGGGGCTACACGCCAAAGTCTTGTGTGTGTATTTTTAATGGTGATGGGATATTCTAAGGTTTTACTTTTTTGTTTAAGTTTTAAATTCAAGGTCGTCGGGGGTGGCCCCGACACGCCAGTCACTTTTCTTTGTTTGTGTAGGGGGACGTTTAAAACTGGACAGAGGAGATTGAGTGTAAATAGGGTCTAAGTGTTTGATAAGTCGAATAATTATAAGGTTTTGATAGAAATATCAATTAACACTTAATACTGGACAGTTACCCGTAATTAACGGTTGTTTATACCTGTTAATTAGGTCTTTAAGCAGTCGTTAAATACATTTTAAACCTTTATAAAACCATGCACAATCGTGTAGATATGATTTTAATGAGACTTTTTTATAATTAGGCCGCAGTCGAAGCGCTAGGGATAATATCAACTGCTATAGCTTACCGCTTAACAATTCATATCGCTTTTTGTTCTTTAGCTCTCTCAATGTCGTTGTACTACTTGAACGAACACTATTAGTTAGCTCTCCATCATCCTTGAAATTAATGAATGCAACTAACTTGTCTCGTCGACTATCGGCGTCATGCGGTAAAACAAAAACTAAGCCACCTTGCTTATCACTTAATACGGCCGTTGCACGACTAATTTGAGCCGGCAGCTTTTGAAGCACCTTTGTAGGCAGATCGATGCCTTTTTTAACCTTTAACTCACGCTGCATTCGACGCAGCGCTTTATCCGATATCGTAATTGCTGCCGTTACCGGCACAATCGATTTGGTAGCTAGAGCATCAATCACCCCCGGGTTTAACCAGCCAATCGTATGCCTTAATCCACGACTGGGCGAATCCAATACTTGCTTTGACCAGACGGTAAACGATTTCGCCATCTCACGCTGCTGTATCCCGGCTATATTTTTTAAAACGGCTGTACGGGTCTTTGGTGCCATCGTCATGATCTTTTCACCAAAGGCATTATCAGATGCTAGCCATTGTTTACCGACATGGTTGTTCCAGCCAACATCGATACCCTTGGGCACCTTTCCATATACTTCGCCTGTTTTGACGTTAATGCGCTCTGTGCTCTTTAATGCTGGCGCTTTTGATGTGGGCGTTAAACCGCGCTTTTCTAGTGTGCGATCATTAGCAGATACGATATAACAGCGACACCCCCAGCCATTGGGTGGATAGTGAGTATCCCACCACGCATCGTCAACCGGTAAAACCAATTGATGCCAGCTCAGGTGCTCTTCACGCACACGATTATCATTAACAGTGTTATAAATAAGATACGGCCGACGGGCTTTGACTCGCTCGATTTGCTTCCAGCGTCCAGCCATATGAGCGCTGCGTAAATTGTTGTCGTAAATAACTCGGGTGCGCCAGCCTCGTGATCCTTTATATGACCAGCCATGATCGGTCACAATTTTGTCAAAGCGAGCGCGGAATTGAGAAATGCTTTCGCCACCTTCAACGGCCGTTGATATGGCTTCTTGAAAATCGTTCACTAAATCGATTTTTGCGGCACCAGCGACGGTAAACGCTTTTGAGCGTGGCAGCGATAAAAAATCATCCCAGCGCTGGGTTGGTATTGCGAGCTTCTCGCGAATATTACTAATCGCATCAACGGCACTGACGTTATTTAATGTGATATCAATCATTAGTGAATCCGATAGACGTTACCGCCTAAACACCGGTTATTTTTATGCTCTTTTTTTTGCTCGGCATCGAATAATTCAGCCTCTAAATCAAACATTTTTTTAGCCGCATCTTCAGCAATTTCTGCATTGATAGAGTCAAAATAATCATCTCGACAGAGTCTGCCATCATCAGAATCAGAAAACGGAATAAATGCTGTGCATGTCACATTATGGGGTTTAGCATAGTAACGAACGAAGGGTACGTTATTATCTTCAAGCGCCATGACAACAATTTGGCCGTAAGTAGCACTCTCAAATACTTTAGCAAAATTGCTCGGTATCATAATAAGCTCAATCATTAAACTTCTAGCTGTTGTTGGCTGGCTGTTTGATCATCCGTATCGTGAGACTCCATACCTTGCGCAAATGCCAATGCCATTGCTTGAGCCGAAATATTAGCTAATGACTGCGTATCAAGATCGCCAACAACCTTGTGCAAATCCTGCTGAAATTGCTTTAAGGTTTTGCCGTCTTCTTCATACGCCAGCAGCATATCCGCCAGCGGTTGAATAAAATCATCAGCGATCGCTTTATCTGCTATTGCAGCAAGCTCATTCGTTGTATCGCTTTTAACCGGATCAGAAAATGAATGGACGCTGCCGCAGCTATTACAACTCGATAACTGGTGGCTATTCTCTTGCGGCATGGACGTGGATGACGATAATGTCTCTTCATCATCGGTCGCAATACGAATGCCTGTTGCTTTATGAAAATCATTGAGTGGCACGCGATCGGATATTTCTGCCGCCTTTTTATAAAGCTCTAAAACCTCTTCTGGCCCCGGAGGTTTTTTTAATTTTAGCTTTGGTGGCCTTACATCGTCACCAAAGTTAAATTGAGTTATCCACGCAAATATATCGTTAAACGTTTCTGCAATTATATAGCGATCGCTAACTGCCACATTCTCTTGGCGTTGCATATGCGTTTTCGCCGCTGCGTTTGAACCAACGTTTCGCATTTCAGTGGCGAGTGTTTGACTCGATAACGCCTTGGTCATCTCTGCATTACATAAATGCACTAGCTGCTCTTGTGCTAACTCACCTTGTGTCGATGTAGTTAAAAGCTCAACAGTATCGCCTTCAGGAACCACGGCTGCTTGATCTTCAAGCAGGGATATTAGTGCGTCGAGTAAGTTTTTCTGCTCACTAACGGGGGTGCCAGCTGGGTAGCGGCCGATCGGAAACGGCAGTCCAAAGCGTTCGCAAAAATCATAGAAAAATTTCATCCCGCCGTGCTTAAATGTGTACGGCCAAAAACAGGCAGACAATACGGCCCGCCCATAGGGATTTTCACAGCTAGGCATATGCCGGGTAATTGCAAATTCATGCGGCAATGTTTCTTCACCGTGAATTGGCTGGGTTTTAGTCAGCAACCGAAGTTGATTATCAGTATCATAAATAAACCGCCGGTTTGGTCGGTCTTTCATTTTAGGCAGCAGATGCCCATTAACCACAACCCACACCATTTCATGCACGCGCTGTCCATACAGAATGCCTGTCGCCATATTCCAGACTAAATCCTGCATGGTTAGCTCGTTACTCGGCCGCATGCCTAACCATTTTTTGCACAAGTCAAAAGCCGCTTTTTCTTCAGGTGTTTGCTCGATATCGTCTTCATAGTCGAATAAAAGGTGCAATTTAAACCCTTGGATCCCCGATTTAAATGAACGCACCTCACCGAGTACATGTGCGTCAGACATAATCGCGTCATACACCTCGTCAGCTTTACCCATCGATCGCAACAGTGGATCAGGATTAGGCAAGATATTGAGGCCAGCATAAAACGAAGGATCCGTTGCCCGGCTCGCTCGCTCACTGCTCATCACTTTGCGTGATATTTTTTTAAATTCTTTATGATCTATCATTGGTGTTAACCTTTATATTTACGGTACTCATTTCAACGATACCTAAGCGGTTTACGCTGGGACTTTGACATAATCGTCGGAACCCCTTGTCCAGCACTGCAAGCCAGCATCCATAGCATTTGTAATGCATCTGGGCCGTCATCATGATCCGCTTCAGGCCAATGCTGTAATTGCTCAATCAGTACAGATTGATTGCGATGAATGCGTATCAAGCCATTGACGACATGCGGCTGTAACGATTCAATCCGTAAAGTTTTGTCTGTATGAGGTGTTATCGATCGAGCAGGTACGGGTATACCCAAAGCTGCCGATCGCTTCACTAATTCAGTTTTTAAAAACTCTTGAAATTGAATGGTCTCAATTCCCCACACTAAACAGCGATAATGCTTTTCGAGAGTAATAATATCGCTGATAATTTTGTCAGGTAAGCGACGTGCAATCAGCGCTTCAACCACATCTAAAACACCGTGATTACGATCGTAGCCACCGACTAAAATTGCTGAAGGATCCCGCGCTTTATTCTGCTTGCCCAGCGATGGGTCACAGCTGCCAAAAAATACCCAGTCTCTGCACACCTGAACCCAATACGTAAGATCCTTAAACGGCGCCATTTCATTATTGCTCGGATCGTTTTGATACTCACAATCAAATGCATGATGGTCTTCGGAACGTATTTTCATTAAGCGTAAAATAGGTCGTACACCCGGCCAGCTCACCTCGCTACCCGCATCCATTAGACCCTTGTTTTTTTTGTAAAAACGGTCAGACGATAACTCACCTTCATTAATTAAAATCTCTTCCCATTTTTGCCACAAGTCGAGGCGATCGGGCCATGAGGTTATAGCTTTAAATATTTTTGCATTCCAAGTCGGCGAACGTAACACCCGAGAAAACGCGGCATCATAATGCAGCGTAGTACCCACCCAAAGCACATCCATACTACCGTCGGGCGGGCCGAGATTTAGCACCGCTTTTTTCACCCAGTTAGAAACCTTATTACGCTGTGTTAACTGGCGAACATTTTCATCATTTTCGATATCGTCCAGTAAACATAAATCAACTCGGTGTGGCCCGTGTCGCCAGCCGCGAAGTTTTTTGCCAGAACCCGCGACTTGTACCTTGATATCATTATTAGTAACAATCACGCCGGCCTGCCAAACTCTGCCGACAGAACAGATTTCAGGATAGTCTTGTCGCAGCCTCGGATTAGCCTCTAACTCAACTTTAATCGCTTCAAGCATCATGGCGGACTGATCAA